CACATATCGTGTCATTGGCTGCAAAAGAAAAAAAGATGGGTGGAAAACGAGGTGGGGAGAAAAACAAAAAATCCATATTACATCAATTAAAAGGAGGAAAACACCATGCGTAAAAAAATGGCACTTATGTCAGTCGACGAGGCGTCAATGTACCTGAGAGAGGTTATCTACATACCGCCGCACCAGATCAGGCTGCTCGCGAGGGAGGGAAAATGCACCTTCTGTATCGCGATCAAAAATCCGAGCGGGTCGTACTCGTACCACATTAGGCTTGACCGGCTTGAGCAGTTCAAGCGCGGAGACATTGGTCTTATGGTGAGCTAAGGGCAAAAACAGAAAGGAGACATCAAAATGACAAAAGGATTTTTAACAATTGCCGCAGTGCTGGCGCTCGTCCTGCTTTTCGCGGCGGCAGCGGTTCCGGAGACAGAACCGATTACCGCGCCTGAACCGACGGTATCGGCGCAGATACCCACAGCACGCTACCGGTTGACCGCAGACGAGCGAGAGCTTATATGCGAGGTTGTTATGGCTGAATCGGGAATCGAGCCGTTTGATGGCAAAATGGCGGTCTCACAGTGCATTTTAAATGCGTGTGAAAAGACCGGCAAACGCCCCGCGGAGATAGTTGAGGAGTATGGTTACACCGACCGCAGGGTAGAACCGAACGCAGAGACGAGGGAAGCCGTCGCCGCGGTCTTTGATGCCGGCGAGACGGTGACAGACGCGAAGATACTTTTCTTCTACGCACCGGCGCTTGTGAGCAGCGAATGGCATGAGTCGCAGACATATGTTTGCACCATCGGCGGGCACCGATTTTTTGAGGAGGGGTAACATGGGCTGGGAAAAGGGTCTGTCCGAAGCCGACGTATGGACGATTAAGGCTTTTAGACAAAAACAGGAATGGTCATATGGTCGGAAGGTGGCTCACGCGAGAGAGGTTGCAGAGTTTTTCGTGCAGGAGTGCGAGAAGCGGGGGTTGAATTGCCATGTTTCCGTCGGAGGACTGGACAGCATCACACTGCTACTATTTCTGCGCGATATCGGAATTGACGTTCCTGCTGTGAGTGTCTCAAGCCTCGAAGATGTAAGCATTCAGCGCGTACATAAGCAGCTCGGTGTTGAGCGCTTAAAGCCGGCGCTCCGTTCGGATGGGAAGCCGTGGACAAAGGCGCAGATTCTACAGGAGTTCGGGTTTCCTGTTCTGTCCAAGGAAAAGGCGAACAAAATCTACCTATTACAAAATCCCACTCCTGATAACGCAACAGTCAGACACGCCATAATTACAGGCGAGACAGGCGAATATGGCGGGAACCGTACCAATAGCCGAATGAAACTGCCGCAAAAATGGCTAAATTTGTTCGGCGGATATGAAAACGAGAATGAGGGCGTTGAATATCAAAAACCCAACTTTCTCGTGAGTGACAAATGCTGTTATTACCTCAAGGAGAAGCCCTGTAATGATTGGGCTAAAGAGCACAACAGTGTTCCGTTTCTTGGTCTTATGGCTTCGGAGGGAGGCAGAAGAGAGAAGAGCCTGATGCTCAATGGATGCAATTATTTCGGGGAAACATCCATAAGATCCTGCCCGTTTGCAATATTCACGAGACAAGACCTTTTAAAGCTTGCGACAGAATTAAACGTTCCAATTCCTGAAATATACGGCAAGATTAAGTCGCGTAATCAGAGGTGGGAGGGTGACATAGGAGAGCTGTACACCACAGGAGCGCAAAGGACGGGCTGTTCCATGTGCGGCTTTGGCATACACCTTGAAGAACGTCCACATCGATTTGACCGACTTCGGGAGAAAAACGAAAAAGAGTGGGAATTTTGGATGTACCGATGCGTGACCGACCCAAAGACCAATGACAGATATGGCTGGGGCAGGGTGCTGGACTACATAGGGGTGCAGTGGGAGGACAGATATATCGATTGGAGCGAAAGACAAATGAGTTTTTTTGAGGAGAAAGAAAATGGCACTTAAATTTGCAATTCAAACAGTCTTTGAAATTGTCGCGGTCGTGCTTATCATCTATGGCTTTTGGCATGAGGACAAGCTCATAGCTTTTGAGGACGACCTCAAAGCAAAAATTTTAAACAGAAAGGAGACAAAACGCAATGGGAAATCAGACGACTAAAAGCCCGTTCGATGTGCAGATCCTTGCTGCCAGGCTAAAAGACCTGATGCGCGAAAGCGTGCCGAAAGTCACGCAGAAAGACCTTGCCGCGGCACTCGACACCGCGCCTAACATGGTATCGGCATATATGCACGGCAAGAGCTGTCCGTCGCTGCCGATGGCGGTTAACATAGCGCAGTATTTTGATGTGTCAATTGATTATCTCGCCGGCTTGACCGACCATCGGCGGCAGCAAGTAATCGTGTCAGCACCGGCATCGGCACCGAAGCGCGGACGAGACCCGTGGCGCAAAATGGCGATTTGCAACAGCTGTGACTGGCGCAGACGCATGGCGGCTCCGTGCGGCGACTGGGACGGCACGGCATGTATGTACACCCACGAGACCGGGATTTTTCGCGAGTCGCCGCCGGCGGACGATTACTGCGCATATTACAAAAGCCGCCAACGCTGAGTGGGCAGCGAAGACGGCAAAGGTAAAACCTCAACATCATGATAACACGAAGGGAGACTAATGTCAAATGAAGATAAACAGCCTTGAGCTCGAGAATGTAAAGCGTATTAAGGCGGTCAAAATCGAGCCCACCGAAAACGGTCTGACTGTGATAGGCGGGCGTAACGGTCAGGGTAAGACCTCTGTGCTCGACAGCATAGCGTGGGCACTCGGAGGCGACAGGTTCCGTCCGTCATCGCCACAGCGTGAGGGTTCCGTGCTGCCGCCCAATCTAAAAATCACAATGGACAGCGGCATAATAGTGGAGCGCACCGGGAAGAACAGCACCTTGAAGGTCACAGACCCTACCGGCAGAAAAGGCGGTCAGCAGCTTATAAACGAGTTTATTTCTCAGCTTGCGCTTGATTTGCCGAGGTTCATGACCGCATCAAACAAGGAAAAAGCCAACACACTTTTGCGCATAATCGGCGTTGGAGACAGGCTCGCACAGCTTGAGCACGACGAGACGGAGCTCTACAACAAGCGCCACATGATTGGACAGATAGCCGATCAGAAACTCAAGTATGCCAGAGAGATGACGGAGTATTCGGATGTACCGGAGCAGCTGATTTCCGCATCCGAGCTTATCAAACAGCAGCAAGGTATTATGGCGCATAACGCCGAGAATAAGCGTAAGCGTGACCGAGCCGCCGAGATACAGCATCATTATGACGCCGTCAACAGCAAAATAAACGGAATCCAGGCTGAGCTTCAACGTCTTATGACGGAGCAGCAGAGCCTTATGGATGACCTCAGAATCGCGCGCATGGAGACGGAGCACCTCGAGGATCTGAGCACCGCCGAGCTCGAAGAGGATATCGAAAATGTCGAAAAAACCAACATTAAAATCCGTGCCAACCTTGAAAAAGAGAAAGCGGAAGAGGATGCGAAAGTGTATCAGACTCAGTACAGCCAGCTGACAAACGAGCTTGAAGATGTCAGGCAAAAGAAAACCGACTTGCTCAAGTCCGCACAGCTTCCGTTGCCGGGGCTGTCGGTCAAGGATGGCGAGCTGACATACAACGGCTTCAAGTGGGACAATATGTCCGGAGCGGATCAGCTCAAGGTTTCCACGGCCATCGTGCGCAAGCTCAACCCCAGTTGCGGGTTTGTGTTGCTTGATAAGCTCGAGCAGATGGATCTTGACACTCTTGCTGAGTTCGGCAAATGGCTTGAGTCTGAGGGCCTACAGGCGATAGCAACGAGGGTCAGCACCGGCGATGAATGCAGTGTCCTTATAGAGGACGGATATGTGGTGAACGAACCGACGGAGACTAAAAAAGAGACTAAAAAAGCATGGAAGGCAGGACAGTTTTAATGAACATAACATCAGGAATAATCGAAGATGCACAGCGGGTCATAGTTTACGGTCCGGAGGGAATCGGCAAATCAACCTTTGCTTCCAAGTTCCCGGGCGCGATTTTCATCGACACGGAAGGCAGCACAAAGAGGCTGAACGTTAAGCGTTTTGACAAACCGAGCAGTTGGACGATGCTTATCGAAGAGGTCAAATATGTTCGCGATCACCCCGAACTGTGTATGACGCTTGTCATCGACACAGCGGACTGGGCAGAGCAGCTTGCAAGTAATCATATATGTTCCGTAAATCACAAACAGAGCATTGAGGACTTCGGATACGGCAAGGGCTATACAAAGCTCTACGAAGAGTTCGGCAGACTTCTTGACCTGCTCAATGAGGTTATATCAAAAGGTATTAACGTCGTGCTGACCGCTCACGCCAAAATGCGTAAGTTTGAGCAGCCGGACGAGCTCGGCGCATACGACCGCTGGGAGATGAAACTTTCAAAAAATGTCGCGCCGATCGTAAAAGAATGGGCAGACACGGTTCTCTTCGTCAACTATAAGACGTTCGTGATAAAGGACGAGAAGACCGACAGCAGAAAGGCACAGGGCGGCAGAAGGGTAATGTATACCAATCATCATCCCTGCTGGGATGCGAAGAACAGATACGGGCTGCCTGACGAGGTCGATTTCGATTTCAGCGTCATCGCACCGTTTATTCCGTCTTCCGGTGCATATGTCGCAGCGGCGCCGGAAGATAAGCCGCAGACGAATGCGCTGCCCGACCCGCCAAAAAAAAGCATAGAGGAGCTCAAGACAAAAATCGACGAGTTTACCGCCGATGCCGATGAGCCTACCCCGAACACTGAGAACACTGAACCGAGTTCTGGCTTACCGGCAGCGCTGCGTGAACTCATGACGGCGAACAACGTTACCGAAGATGAGCTTAGAAGTGCGGTAGCGTGGAAAGGTTACTTCACTGCCGACACGCCGATTCTCAATTATGGCGAAGCTTTCATTAACGGCTGCCTTATCGGCGCATGGGAGCAGGTCTACGATATCATCGTCAATCATATAAGAAAATTTTAAATAAAAAGGAGTGTTAACTATGAACGAAAACTACAATACCAACAGGAACGACGCCCTCGACTGGGACAGTGTAATCGAAGCCGAAAACGAATTTGTACTTCTGCCGGAAGGGGAATATGAATTCACCGTCAAAAGCTTTGAGCGCGGCTATTTCAACGGCTCGGAGAAAATGTCTGCCTGCCCGAAGGCAGAGCTTACGCTTCAGATAGATGCGCCGCAGGGTACAGCTATCGTCAAACATAATCTTTTCCTCTCGCGTAAAACAGAAGGGCTTGTGTGCGCGTTCTTCATCGCTATCGGTCAGAAGAAACACGGCGAACCTCTGAAAATGAACTGGGCGCAGGTTGTAGGTTCAAAAGGCCGCTGCAAGATAGGGCAGAGGCTTTACAACGATAATTATTACAATGAGGTCAAGAAATTCCTTGAGCCGGACGAATCCACTCAGCGTCCCGCTTTCACTCCGGGGAATTTTTAATCCTTGGACACGAGACCTTATCAGCTGGAAGCAGAACGGGCAATATTCAACGAGTGGGCGAGCGGCAATAACCGCACATTGCTTGTCCTGCCGACCGGCACCGGCAAAACAGTCGTTTTCGCTAATGTTGCAAAGCAGTGTGTTCAGAACGGTGAGCGGGTTCTTGTGCTCGCTCACCGCGGCGAGCTGCTTGAACAAGCGGCGGACAAAATACTGAAATTTACCGGCTTGATGTGTGCCACAGAGAAAGCCGAAGAAAGCTGCCTCGGCAGCTGGTACCGTATAACCGTCGGCTCGGTGCAATCTTTACAGAGAGAAAAACGGCTCGAACAGTTCGACAGCGACTATTTTGACGCCATAATCATCGACGAGGCGCATCACTGCCTTTCCGATGGTTATCAGCGCGTGCTTGAGCACTTTGGAGACGCGCATGTCTTAGGCGTCACCGCTACGCCGGACAGAGGCGATATGCGCAATCTCGGCACATACTTTGATTCCCTTGCCTATGAATACACACTTCCGCAGGCTATCAAGGACGGTTATCTTGCGCCTATAAAAGCCCTCACGATTCCTTTAGCTCTCGACTTAACGGGCGTATCTATGCAGAACGGGGATTTCAAGGCGGCCGATATCGACAACGCCCTGGATCCGTATTTGTATCAGATTGCCGACGAGATGATAAAGAACTGCAAGGAGCGCAAAACAGTCGTGTTTCTGCCGCTTATAAAGACCTCGCAAAAATTTCGGGATATTCTGAATGAGCGCGGTTTCAAGGCTGCGGAAGTCAACGGCGGAAGTCAGGACAGAGCGGAGATAATCGAAGCGTTTGAGCGCGGCGAATATAATGTGCTCTGTAACTCCATGCTCTTGACGGAAGGCTGGGACTGTCCGGCAGTCGACTGTGTCATTGTATTAAGACCAACAAAGGTCAGAAGCCTATACAGCCAAATGGTTGGGCGCGGAACGCGCCTTGCACCCGGCAAAAAGGATCTTCTGCTACTCGATTTCTTGTGGCATACAGAGCGCCATGAACTTTGTCATCCTGCTCATCTGATATGTGAAAACGAAGAGGTCGCAAAAAAGATGACGGAGAATATCGAAGCGGCAGGTTGTCCGGTTGATATTGAGGCTGCCGAGCAGCAAGCCGAGAGCGATGTTGTCGCTCAGCGTGAAGAAGCTCTTGCGGCGCAGCTCAAGGAAATGAGGAAGCGCAAGCGCAGACTTGTCGACCCGCTGCAGTATGAAATGTCGATTTCTGCGCAGGATCTTTCAAGCTATGTTCCGGTGTTCGGTTATCAAATGTTACCGCCTAGCAAAGAACAAATTGATGCATTGGAGAAATGGGGTATACTTCCCGATAATATTGACAATGCAGGCAAAGCAGCGAAACTTCTTAATTGTCTTTCAAAAAGAAGAGACGAAGGATTGGCTACTCCACGACAAATTCGGTGCCTTGAACGATATGGCTTTAAGCATGTAGGCACATGGACTTTCGATGCTGCCACAAAGCTAATAGAGCGTATAGCTTCCAACTCATGGCGAATACCTCACACGATTTCCCCGGATGGCTATATTCCTGAATAAAAAGAGCAGGAGAAATCATATCTCCTGCTCGGCTTCGGCTTCCATTTCCATTATATCCCCGGGTTGAACATTTAATGCCACACAAATTTTTTCAATCACTTCTGTAGTCACAGTTTCACCTTTTGAAAGTTTGGCTAAAGTGGGCGATGATATTTTGGCTTTTGTAAGCAAATCAGTTTTTTTCATGCCCCTGCGTTGTAATATGTCAAAAAGCTTGTAATATTTAATCGGCATAAAAGCACCTCCTATTTATTAGTATAGATTAATTTAAAACAAAAGTCAACTAAATTTTGTTAGCGATTGTTAATTTTTTTCTTGACTTCTTAATTAATATATGCTAATCTTTTATTAGCGATAGTTAATAAAACTAAGCTAAAACTAACACAAGGAGCGCATACTATGAAAAAAACAGCATTCGAACGAATTACGGAGTATGAAACAGCGGTAATAGAATTAGAAAGAGCCGAATCTCTTTTAGCTCTACTTTATGAAGAAATCGATGAGGCAATTTCAGCGTCATTGTCAAAAGAAACTTGGAAAAGCCAGTACTGTTGTGATAGGGCTTCGATTTCTGAAGCGTTGGCTACGGCTGTTTCGCAAAACATATCAGCGGTAAAAGATGCTTTAAGTAAGCTTATAAAGGAGGAACGATAATGAGTACTAAAGGATTAATAGATTTAACGGGACTTAGATTTGGCAGGCTTTATGTTGTTAAACGCGCTGAAAGGAATATTGGAAGTCATTCGGCTTGGCTTTGTAGATGTGATTGTGGTAGCGAAAAAATAATAAGAGGGGATCACTTGCGGTATGGAAAAACAATTAGTTGCGGTTGCTATGAAAACGAGGCACGAGCTAATGGAAATAACACAAAACACGGTGGCAAAGGAACGAGACTTTATTCCATTTGGAGCGGTATGATTAAACGCTGCAATAATAGTAATTGTAAATCCTATTACAATTATGGTGGTAGGGGAATAAAAGTTTGTGATGAGTGGAAGAAATCTTTTAGCTCATTTCGCACATGGGCACTTAATAACAGCTATAATGACGAGCTGTCTATCGACCGAATAGATGTTAATGGCGATTACGAACCACTGAACTGTCGATGGGCTACAGCCAAAGAACAAGCCAATAATAGAAGACCAAGGAAAGACCGGAGGCAATGACGATATGACAGAAGAAAAGCTCGACCTGAAAGAGCTGATAAAATACATAGACCCGGCTGCTTGCACATATTCCGAATGGGTGGAAGTCGGCATGGCGCTTAAATATGAGGGATACAGCTGCGATGACTGGGATGAATGGTCACGCCCGGACAAGCGCTATCATGCCGGCGACTGCGAAAAAAAGTGGAATACCTTCAACGGCGCCGCTGCACCGGTTACGGCGGGGACTATCGTTCAGATGGCAAAAGATAACGGCTGGCATTTTCAGGCGGATGACGGCGCACTCGATTGGGACAGCGTAATAGGAGAAAAGAAAGACGAGCTTATCCTCGTTGACAAAAGCTGGATTGAGGGCAAGGAGCTGAACATACCTGATGAGTGGAATCCGGTGGAGCAAATCACCAAATATCTCGAAACGCTCTTTGAGGCGGGGGAGACGGTCGGTTATGTCACCGAAAGCTGGGAAAAAGACAGTAAATACCTGCCGACGAAAGGCGTGTATACCAGGACTGCGGGAGAGCTTATAGAGGCTCTGAGCAAATGCGAGGGCGACATAGGTCGCGTAATAGGCGACTGCAAGCCGGAGGCGGGGGCGTGGATACGCTTCAATCCTCTGGACGGCAAAGGCGTCAAAAATGAAAATGTGACGGAGTTCCGATATGCTTTGGTCGAATCCGATACGACCGACATCACCCATCAAAACCAGATAATACGCGAGCTCGAGCTGCCGATTGCCTGTCTCGTTTACAGCGGAGGAAAGAGCCTGCACGCCATTGTACGTATCGATGCCGCAAACTTTGACGAATACCGTAAGCGTGTTGATTACCTCTATGATGTGTGCAAGAAAAACGGCATAGACATCGACCGCCAAAACAAAAATCCGTCGCGGCTGAGCCGTATGCCGGGCGTTGAACGCAACGGAAAGAAACAATATCTGCTTGATACCAACATCGGCAAGAGCTCATGGAACGAATGGAAAGAATGGATTGAAAGCATAAACGACGACCTGCCGGATCCGGAGAGCGTCGCCGATGTGTGGAACGACCTGCCGGAGCTTGCGCCGCCGCTTATAGACGGAGTTCTGCGGCAGGGACACAAAATGCTTGTCGCAGGACCGTCAAAGGCCGGCAAGTCTTTTGCGCTGATAGAGCTGTGCTGCGCCATAGCCGAGGGGCGCGAATGGCTGGGCTTCAAATGTACCCAGGGCAAGATAATGTATGTCAATCTCGAGCTTGACCGTGCGAGCTGTCTGCACCGTTTTAAAGATGTCTATACAACGCTCGGCTGGGCTGCGGAAAATCTGCACAACATCGATGTATGGAACCTGCGCGGCAAGTCCATTCCGATGGATAAGCTCGCGCCGAAGCTCATCAGACGCGCCGCAAAGAAAAACTATATCGCCATTGTCATTGACCCGATTTATAAAATCATCACAGGCGATGAAAACAGCGCAGATCAGATGGCGCATTTCTGCAACCAATTTGACAAGGTCTGCACCGAACTTGGGTGTGCGGTAATCTACTGCCACCACCATTCAAAAGGCGCTCAGGGCGGCAAGAGGAGCATGGACAGAGCGTCCGGCAGCGGAGTGTTCGCCCGCGACCCCGACGCGCTGCTCGACCTCATAGAGCTTGATATAACCGACGGTATCCGCAAACAGCAAGAGGACAAGGCGCAGTGTGAAATCTGCCTTAAATGGATGCGCCGCTTCAAGCTGCCGGAACCGTCGCAGGACGAAGAAAACACCGCGCACGAGCTGCTCAAAATGTGCGGAGAGAGTCTTTCCCCGGCATCTCGTGACCTTATGCTCTCCGAAGTAAGAGCTTCGTGGAATATGATCGAGCAGCGAACGGCGTGGCGGATTGAAGGTACTTTGCGTGAGTTCCCGAAGTTCGCTCCGGTCAATCTTTGGTTCGATTACCCCGTGCACCGAATAGATGATACCGGTGTGCTGGAGGACATAAAGCCGGATAGCGATTTTAATTCGAAAAACTCGCCTTTCAGGAGAAACTTCAGCAGCAAAAAGACCTCATCCGAGCGAAAAAAGGATAGAACAAGCAGCATAGAAACTGCTTTCGATGCCTGCAATATGGATGGACGGGTAACAGTGAATGAGTTGTCTGAATATCTCGGAGTAACAGCGAAAACGGTTCGCAAAAGGTTGACAGAGCATGGTGGTTTTTGGATTGACGACGGAGAAGTTGGAAAGAAAAACGAGGGAAAAAGTCGATAAAATTTCCCGTTCCTTACAAGGGGAAAAGTCGAATGGTTATCGAGAAATTCCCTCACAAGGAAAAAGTCGATAAAAAATCGAGAAATTCCCTCTGAGGGAAAAAGCACTTATATATATTCATATATAAGTGGGGAATTTCCCTTCCCTCAAGGTCAGGGGAAAGAAGTGTGGCGGCTTGAAGCTGCCGCCGCACACAACTTCTTCCCTTCCCTGACAAAGGCAAAATTTTAAAATTTTTAAGAAAAAGGAGCGAATTTACAAAAATGAAAAAAGTCAGAAGGTTAGAAATCATAAAGAAGATGCCACCGTTATATCACTCTTTTCCGGGAACTGAGTTTAACATTTTTGAAAGCGCCGTTGTGAAATGGATTATATCGCAGCCTCAAATATTGCAGTACCTTTTTGACAAGGCACACGATTACATGCGGTATGATCCGACAACGGGTAAATGGGAAGGAGTCGATTACCGTGACAGCTGAATTTTTCATGCCGATGCATCCGCCCACGGTAACGCATCACGACAAAAAGATAACCGTCAAAAACGGTAAGGCGATAATGTACGATTCAACCGAGCTGAAAGCGGCAAGGAGTAAGCTGACGGCACACCTGGCAGAACACATTCCGCAGGAACCGTATTCGGGCGCGGTCAGGCTGATGGTCAAATGGTGCTTCAGCAATACAGGGACTAAGCACAGAGACGGGGAATGGAAAACCTCGAAGCCCGATACGGACAATCTCGAGAAAGCCTTGAAAGACTGCATGACCCGCCTGCACTTTTGGAAGGACGATGCGCAGGTCGCATCGGAGATCAGCGAAAAGTTTTGGGCTGCCGTGCCGGGAATTTATGTGAGAATAGAGGAGCTGCCATGCTGAAACAAATAACCCAGGAAGAGACCAACAGGCGCTACATACGGGAGCGGACGAGTGACCGGGAAACACACTGCTTGAGATGTTATTACTGCTGCAAGATATTCGAGGCAGGAGATGATAGTCGGTATGTTTGCCCGAAATGCGGCCGAGAACTCATTGAAACGGGATTTTTGAAAGTGAGTGACGACTATGGCAATTGAAGAAACAAAGAAAATTCTTGATGCGACTTGCGGATCTCGCAGCATTTGGTTTAATAAACAACATCCAGCCACGGTATACATGGACAAAAGACGAGAGCTTGAAACCCGGATTTGGAAATCCGGGGATGGACTATCCGAAAGGACATTGAGAGTGGATCCCGATGTAATAGCCGACTTCACCTCAATTCCATTTGCGAGCAACACCTTTTATCTTGTGGTTTTCGACCCACCACACTTGCGACATGCTGGTGAAACTTCGTGGTTGGTCAAAAAATACGGAAAACTCGACGACCATTGGCCGCAGATGATACGGGACGGTTTTAATGAATGTATGCGCGTTTTACGACCAAACGGAGTTTTAATTTTTAAATGGTCGGAAGTACAAATCCCGGCGGTGGAGGTATGGCGGGCAATTGGATGTAAACCTTTGTTCGGGCATCACTCTGGAAAAAACAGTAAAACATTTTGGGCTTGCTTCATGAAAGGTGAGGTGTAACAATGCGTGAGATACTTTTTCGTGGCAAAGGCGATAAAAAATATAATGATGGTATGTGGTATTTCGGTGTTCCTATTCGCTGTTATGACGGCGACTGGCAGATTTGCACCAATAATAACAAAAGGACGGTAATCCCTGAAACGATAGGGCAGTACACAGGTTTGGCAGACAAAAACGGCACGAAAATTTTCGAGGGCGATATTGTTTTGTTGAAAGGCGATGAGGAGCCTTATCAAGTTGCTTTTGATGAATCCTGTTTTCAAGTTTATGGCAACAGTATTTGCTATGTTATGGATAACTTTTACGACCACGATATAGAGGTCATCGGCAATATCTATGATAACCCCGAGCTATTGGAAGGTGATGGCAGTGCCTGAGATGTGTCCGGATGAGCATTGTGTGTTTCTCGTCCAGACCGGCGGAGAAAAGCCTTTGTGCCCGTTTTGGCATTGTCTGAAGCCGGAGATTGAAAAGCACGACAAAACCCGAGAGGAGGCTGTTAAATGACGCTTAAAGAGTTGTCGCAGCTGTACTACCTTGACAAAGAGATAGAACTTGACCGTGAGAGACTTGCGGAGCTGCGGGCAAATTTGCTCTGCCCGAGGTCGCCAAACTACGATGGTATGCCGCATAGCCCGAACCCTGAGCCTGCGCTTGAACGCTGCATAGCGGAGATAACGGATCTCGAAGCTATAATCCAGGCAAAGATAGAACAGCGAGTCTACGAGCGCAGCCGCTTGGAACGCTACATAGCCGATATTCCTGACAGTCTGACTCGGCAGATATTTACGCTGAGATTCGTTGAAGGGATGCGGTGGGAAGAAGTTGCGGATAAAATCGGTAGTAGTTCTTACAGCGTCAAGCATATCTGTTACAGATTTATCGCGAAAAATTAAAAGTTGGCACACATGGCACACGCATATGTGCTAACCTTTAAGCTGAAGAATGTTACCGATATTCTATTCTTCATTTTTATGTCCCCTTTCACCACGCCTGCCCCGCGGCGTCATAAATAGCGGGGCTTTTGATTTACGACAAGAACGGAGGTGAACCCATGACCGACAAGCAAAGACGGTTTGCAGATGAGTATATCGTCGACTGCAACGCGACAAGAGCATACAAGGCTGCTTATCCGCGGATAAAATCGGATGATGCTGCGAGAGCCAATGCGTCAAGGCTGCTAACAAATGCTAATGTCAAAGCCTACATCGAAGCAAAACTCGAAGAGCTGAGTTCGAAAAAGATAGCCGACGCGCAGGAGGTCATGGAGTACCTCACCGCCGTGATGCGCGGAGACAGCACGGCGAGCGTCGTTGTTGTGGAAGGTCAAGGCGACGGCTGCAGTGCGGCAAAGGTGCTGGATAAGCCGCCGGACGAAAAGGAGCGCCTGAAGGCTGCGGAGCTGCTTGGCAAGCGGTTCTGTCTGTTCAAGGACGGTATTGAAGCTAAGATAGAACCGTCAGACAAGCTCGACAGTATTCTGAGGCAGTTGAGCGGCAATGAGTGAGGTCCTTCTGAGTAAGAAGTTCCGCGATTTCCTCCGCTGTCGCTCGGCGTCGGTCGAGTTTCTCGAGGGGACGACCTATGCCGGCAAGACTACGGTCGGCATTATGAAGTTTATGTTCCGCGTTGCGGCGAGCCCGAAAAAGATTCACATCGTCAGCGGCTTGGACACCGGAACAATCGAGAAAAACATCATCAACAAGGAGCTCGGCATTATAGATGTGTTCGGCTCCCGGGTAGAATACAACAGCGGTGGTAAGGGTCAGTATAGCTTACCGCATATCGTCTTTCGCACAGGAGCAGAGGATAAAATAATCTATGTGCTCGGCTATGACAACAAAGCTCGCTGGAAAAAGGCTCTGGGCGGCCAGTATGGCTGCCTTTATATCGACGAGATAAACATCGCGGATATGGAGTATGTGCGCGAGGCGGCTATGCGCTGCGATTATCTGCTTGCTACGCTCAACCCCGACGACCCGAACCTGCCGGTGTATTCGGAATATATTAACCGTTCCCGACCGTTGCCCGAATATGCAGATGACGCGCCGCCGGAACTGCTCTCCATGCTTTCGTCTCCGGCAATGCCCGGCTGGGTGTGGTGGTACTTCTCGTTTGACCACAACGCCGCCCTGACACCCGAGAAGCGGCAGCAGATTATAAGCAACGTTCCCGCCGGTACAAAGATTTACAAGAATAAAATACTCGGATTGAGAGGACGAGCCACCGGGCTTGTCTTTTCTAATTTTGACCGCAAGCGGCATGTTATATCAAAAGCGGCGATACGCAAGCGCTTAGAGGATGAGAATGATCCGTTTGAATTCATCGCGTTTTCGTCGGGGCTTGATACGGCGTATTCCTCGCAGTCTCCGGACACGATAGCAATGATGTTTCTCGGCATCACCGCCGACCGCAAGGTAATATGCCTGGACGAGCGGGTCTATAACAACCGAGACATCAGCGAGCCGATAGCGCCGAGCGACACGGTGTGCAACTATATTGACTTTTTGGAGCGCAACCGCGAGGAGTGGGGACTCGCACGGAATGTCTTTATCGATTCCGCGGACCAGGCAACTATGACGGAACTTTTGAAGTACCGTCGGAATAACGCCTGTCTCTATTCTTTCAACAACGCCTATAAGGCGACAAAGATAATTGACCGTATAAACCTGCAGCTCGGCTGGCTGCACACGGGGCATTACCTTGTGTGCGACCACTGCAAGAACCATATCGCAGAACTCGAATTGTACAGCTGGCAGCAGGACAAAGACAATCAGCCGGAAGACCGAAACGACCACACAATAAATGCGTCACAATACGGGTGGCTGCCGTATGTTAAGAAGATAGGCGCAGTAACAGGAGGGTGATTAATTTGAGCCTGAGCGACAGAGTCAGAACCGCCGTAAGGAACTTTTTGAATATCAGCACAGATAACGGAGTGTCTATAAATATCCATCAGCTTATGGACCATGACGCCGAGGTCTTTAAAGACCGCATCTGGTATCGCGGCCGGGCGAACGAAATCGAAGAGCTTTACGCGCATATTCAGGACAACATAGGCAACGGGCATTTCTGGGGCAGCAAACCTACTCGCGGCATGAAGCTGCGAAAGATACATACCGGCCTGCCGTCATTGATAGTGGACACGCTGACCGATGTTTGCGTGGGAGACTTGTACGCTGTCACCGTTGACGACCCCGACATGGGGGAGGTGTGGGAGGATATCGCGAGGAGCAACCTGATTACCGACATAATAAGCGACGCCGTCCGAGATACTTTGTATCTGGGTGACGGCGCTTTTAAATTGTCGTATGACCCCACGGTAAGCAAACTGCCGATTATTGAGTTCTATCCTGCCGACCGTGTGGATTTCGAGTATAACCGAGGCAGGATCGGCGCGGTCGTATTCAAAACCAAAAAGACCATTAAGCAGAAGCCGTATTTGCTCAAGGAGCGGTACGACTATGACAGCATAACATATTCGCTGGTGGATGTGTCGAACGATAGAGAGGCGGATATATCCGACTTCCCGGAGCTCGACGGGTGCAGAGATATCAAAAATAACGCCCATTTCCTGCCTGCGGTGCCTTTGATGTTCCGGCGGTCAACTATCTATCCCGGGCGCGGCAAGTCGATTTTTGACGGCAAGCTCGACGATTTTGACGCCTTTGACGAGGTGTTCTCTCAGTGGATGCTCGCCGTGCGCAAGGGTCAGATAAAGGAGTACATACCCGTCGACCTGCTGCCGCGCAATGCCCGTACCGGCGAGGTGCTCGAAAGTAATGACTTTGATAATGAGTATATTCAGCTCCAGGGAAGCATGGCGGAGGGTGTGCAGCAGGAGATTAAAACCACACAGGGCACCATCCAGTATGAGGCGCTGCTGTCAACATACTGCACCGTGCTCGATCTCTGTCTGCAGGGCATAATTTCCCCGTCCACGCTCGGCATTGACGTTAAAAAGCTCGACAACGCCGAGGCGCAGCGCGAAAAGGAAAAAACTACGCTTTATACCCGCAACAGGGTCACCGATGTCCTCAACAAGGCAATACGCGACCTTGTTCAGGCGTCTCTTGATTTTTACTGCACGCTCAACGGCCGCGAGAGCAAAGAGGTTGAAGTCACCGTTAATTTCGGCGGTTATGCGAACCCGTCCTTTGAGGCGCAGGTCGAGACAATCGGCAAAGCGGCAACCAGCGGCATAATGTCGACCAAGACACAGGTCGACGAGCTCTACGGCGACGATAAGGACGAAGAGTGGAAGGCGGAAGAGGTCAGGCGCATAAAAGAAGAGCGCGGCATTCTCGAAGCGGACGAGCCCGCGCTGAACAGTGATTTCGAGTGAGGTAATAGATGAGCGGCATGGATTTTGACAAGGAGATAGCACAGATCTATCGCGATATGGAGCTTTACCTTATCGAGTCGATGCAGCGCAATCTTGCTGGACATCTTGCCGAAGAGGCAAAGACGGGCTTCAGCTATCCGCAGTGGCAGGCGGAAAAGCTAAAAGAGTTGAAGCGATATCAGCGCGAGAATCGAAAAATCGTCCGCAGTCAGACCGAGGGGCTGTCCGAGAAGGTGGCAAAGCACATGAAGTCTGAGCTGCGGCAAGGCTCGAAGCACGAGCTGAAGCGCTATAGAGAAGCGCTCGGCAAGGGTTATAAACCCGCAAAGGTCATGCGCAAAAGCTTTTTCAAGGTCAACGACCGCAAGGTGGGCGGAATGATAAACGCTCTGCAGAACGATCTCGGCGCGGCGAACACTGCCGTGCTGCGCATGATGAACGATACATATCGACAGACCATCTTTCGCGCCGGAATGTATGCTTCCAACGGTGTAATGACCGAAACGCAGGCATATGACATGGCTGTGAAAGATTTTTTGAATCGCGGGATTAACTGCATCGAATACCGCGACGGCCGTAGGGTCAATATAGCGGATTACACATCAATGGCCGTTTGCACGGCGAACCAGCGGGCATATATGGTGGGTGAGGGCGAATTCCGCAAAAGCATAGGGGAGACGCTCGTCATTATCTCGCACCATGCAACAGCCTGCAAGCTCTGCAGACCGTTTGAGCGCAAGGTGCTCATCGACGATGTGTATTCCGGGGGCAAGCCGGGCGACGGCGACTATATGCTGCTGTCCGAGGCGATGAAGCTCGGACTGTTCCACCCTCGGTGCCGGCACGGTCTCGGCACTTATTATCCCGAGCTTGAGGATATCAACCGTTACAACAACGATGAAAACGATGTTTCCGACTACGGTCGATACAACCGTGCGCACATAGAAAACATGGTGCAGCGGTACAAGCGCCTGACAGCCGGCAGCGTCGACCCCGAGAATGTGGCACGGTATCAGGCGAAGCTCGAGGAATGGGAGAAGAATTTAAAACGGCTACAGTTGCAAAAGCAAAGAGAAACTGATATAATAAACAAAAGAAAACGAATTCCGCAATTTCCGGCATCTCAAATAATGAGCAAAGTAAGTAGCGGTGATTATAGCCTAAATTTAAGTGAGCAGCATTTTTTAAAGCATATAGAGGGTACAAAACAGTTTGAAAGCTATAAAGATTCCCGCTTAAAAAAGGGTGGAAATCCGCAAGCTGTTTTATTGATAGATAAAGAAAAGGCGCAAGAAATCATAAAAAGCAGAGCTGGCACGGGAATAATTAGAAGTAGCAAAAAAGGTGAACCACGGCCAGTAGAAGATATAAACTGCCGTTTTGTTGTCGGAAAATATTTTGGAAACGGTAAGTATCATGAGACTACGAAAGTAGCTATACACTACGGGAAAAAGAGCTCGCACATTGTGCCAATAAGAGGTGATAATTTTGATTAATTTGTGGAGTTTCGCCGATGCAGAGCGAATAAAAATAACTGATATTGATGGAGATGTTTTTATTGGTAACATTGTTGATATTACTGATTCGGGGGAGAGATCAGATCTCGAACCAGAAGAAGATTGCATAACTATTGCTACAGATAAAGGAAACGTTCAGTTTGAGAATGCCGAGATTTTAAAAATAGATATTCTCGATTGAGCTCCGCCAAGCGAGAGTAAGGTGCCTCGCAATACTACAACCTAATAATTACAGCGTCTTGCATTTGACTGCAGGGCGCTGTTTTTATATCCAAAAAACGTTTGCCTGTATCGTAAACAGGGGAACAGTTGACCTTAACTGAGAAAAGGAGAGTAAAAAATGGCAGAAGAAAAAAAGGATGTCGAAACCTTGGAGGGACAGGGCGCCGAGGAGCAGAAAGAGCAGACTCAGCCCGAAAAGAAGTATACCGACGAGGAAGTAAACAACATCAGCGTCAAGAACAGCAAGAAGGCAGTCGCCAAGCTTATGAAGGAACTCGGTATAACCGAGAAGACCGACAGGGCAAAGGTCAAAGAGCTTATCGAGAAGGCGCAGCTTGATAAGCAGGAAGAGCCGGAGACGGACGGTGCGGAGCAGAACTCCCGAGTAGCCGCCGAACTCGCAGAGGCTCGTGCAATGGCCGAAGGCGCAGTCCTGGAAGCTGTGATGCTTGCGGCACATGTCAAAGCAGACAAGGTGTCTAAGGCGGTCAAACTCATCGACCGCGCGGACTGCCTCGACGATGACGGCAAATTCAGCCGCGAAAAAGCTTCCGCTGCAGTCACCGAACTGCTGAAAACATGGACAGAACTGACCGACAAGGCTGAGGACGGGGGACCCGGATTCAGTATAGGCGGGGACGGTCAGGAGGACAAGAGCAAGAAAGCACCCGCCAAAAAGACAGCTCAAAAGAGCTGGAACAGATTTAACTACTAAAGGAGTGTTGAAAAATGCCTAACACGGCAAACTACGCAGAAAGATGGGAGCCTGAGCTTCTCGAGATCCTCACGCAGGATTCGCTCATTTCTCCCTTTATTACGACCGCAGTGAAGTGGCTTTCGGCAAAGACCTTCCACTTTACCCAGATGTCAACCAGCGGCTATAAGAGCCACAACAGAAACGGTGGCTGGAACCGCGGAGTCTTCGTGCAGACGGATGTTCCGTTCACCGTCACGCACGACAGGGATATAGAGTTCCTTGTCGATAAGCTCGATGTCGATGAGACCAATGCGACAGCGTCGATGGAGAATATCTCCAAGACCTTTGTCCGCACGCAGGAGGTGCCCGAGGCTAACGCCCTCTTCTTCTCCCGCGTCGCGGCGCAGGCAAAGAAGCTCGACGGCTATCATACCGAAACAAAGCTCAGTGATTATACCGCTGCCAATGTCTTCACCAAAATCAAGAAGGCGCTCGGTTCCGGCAAGCTCCGCAGATACAAGGCGATGGGTGCGCTTGTCGTCTACATTAGGTCTGAGATAATGGATCTGCTTGAGGAGAGCACCGAGCTTGCAAAGAAGATAGAGATGACCCAGATAGCGGAGGGCGGCATCGGCATCGAGACCCGCGTCACAAAGATTGACGGTGTGCCGGTCTTCGAGGTCATCGACGATGAAGTGTTTTACGACGCCTTCGATTTCGACGGCGAGGATGGCGGCTTCGCGCCGGCAGAGACGACCTATAAGGCATCAGCCGATACCAGCGTTGTGGCCGGTAAGACCTATTACACCAAGAGCGGTGAAAAGTATACCGCCGTCAAGAGCCCGACCGGCAATCCGTCCACTTCGAGCTACTACGAGGTTGATGCTGTCGGCTCGAAGAAGATCAATATCCTGATTGCTTCGCCTCTTACCACGAAGTTCGTGCCGAAGGTCAACAGTATTTACTTCTTCGCACCGGGAGCGCACACCGAGGGCGACGGTTGGCTGTATCAGAACCGTGCTTTCTCCGATGTATTCGTATTCCCCAACGGCAAGGATAACAAGGTCGATAGCGTGTTTGTCGACACCGATATCGCTTGACGGAGTTGATGCATAATGTATGCTGACGTCAATTTCTACTTAGAATCTTTTCACGGTACGCAGGAGGCTTCGTGTGAAATCGAAGCCTCTTTGTCTTTGGCCGAGATAAAGATTGACGAAGCGACCTTCAACCGCATCAAAGGGCGCGGTTTTGAAAACCTTACCGAGTTTCAGCAGGAAAAAATCAGGCTCGCCGCATGTTACCAGGCGGATTATATTCACGAAAACGGATATGACGGCTCGGGTATACAGAGCTATAGCGTGCTTGACATAAGCGTTACGGTCAAGGATTCCGGCAAGGTCTACGAGCGACTCGGAATGAGTCCCGTAGCGTATGCCCTGCTGCAGCAGACCGGACTTACAGGGAGGATATCATGATGGCAAACAGCATTAAGAAACTGCCGTTCCCGGATTTCCTTTGCGTTACGCCTTGCGAAATACGGCTTGACGAGCCCGACATCAGTGAGGACGGAGAGCCGAAGACTCACGCCCCGATAAAAGCCTCCTGCATCTATTCCGAGCGCAGGAAACGGCTGTACGACAAAGACGGTAAATATACCGAGCTTGTCGGCAAGGTTATCGTAAAAGGCGATATTGCGCCGAAGATGCGCGAAATATCGAGCGGTACGATTACCATTCACAAACGCGAAATGACAATCTATTCGGGCATCAGAGCCAAAAATCCGGATGGTACGGTGAATCATACGGAGTTTGAGCTGAAATGAAGGTCACAGTGAAGCTCAATACGGCAAACATAAACCTCATTGAAAAAGCAATTTCCCGCAACTTGGTAAAAACGGCAGACGCGCTGAAGACGGATCTTCAGCAGTCGGAGACGATGCCGTTCAAGACCGGACAGCTGCAGAACCGCTCTACCTTTGTCGACGACAAAGAGGCGGAGACCGGCAAGGTCTATATCGTGTCTGATACACCGTATGCCCGCAGGCTCTATTTTCATCCCGAATACAATTTCAGCAGGGCTGAAAACAGAGAGGCGGGAGGAGCGTGGTTTGAGCCGTACATTTCAGGCCGGAAGAAGGATTACGCAAAGCGGGTCTTTGCGAGATTTATGCAAAGGAGCTGTGGCGGATGACGCTGAAAGCATTGAAAGACTTTTTCAAAACCGCATACAGTTGGACGGACAACATCTCTATCGGTAAGATAGACGGCGATGTTGAGAGGGCAGTTTGCTTTTATCGTTCCCGCTTAGGTGCGGCAAAGACGCAGACGGTGGGCGGCAAGGTCAACCGGAGCTACGGTGTGCTGCCTGTTACGGTCCTGCTGCGCTGGACGCGCAATGCGGACTCCGCCGAAGGCAAGGCGCAAAGCATATACGACTTTTTCGATGAAAAGGATTTTGAAATCGACGGACAAAGAGCGTTTATAATATCTCGCTATGACGGTCCCATCGACTTGGGAACCGACGGCAACGGCGTGTATGAATACTCTTTCGAGTTCGATGTTTATTATGACAAGTAAAAAGGAGTGAGAACATGCCTAATTTTTCAGGAGTTTTTCCCGTGTATGATCTCGACATAGAGATCTGCACAACCGGCACGACCTTCGCGCCGATAGCCGACATGGAAAACGCGAAGCTGTCAATCGAGACCGGCGTAGAGACCTGGCACTCGATAACCGAGGACGGCTGGCAGAGAGCCCTGGCGACCGCGAAGTCGTACACCCTGTCCATGAACGGTAAGCGCAGCATAGGAGATCCCGGCAACGACTATATTGCAGGACTGGCGCTCAAAAACGGACGCGACTGCGATTCCAAGGTTAAGATAAAATTTCCCGACGGTGCCACCTTCGAGGGCGATGTAGTCGTCTCGGTGAGCGACTATGCCGGTGACGATGCAACCGCCGTCAACCCCCTGGCGTTTGACCTTATCAGCAACGGTAAGCCGACCTATACACCGGCTACGGGCTCATAATTTCAGGACTGCTGCGTGATTCGCGGCAGTCCGTATTTTTTATTTAAAGGAGTAAAGCAGCATGAGAATAATCGATACGGGCGATGCCATTCTTTCGGGTGACAATCATCCGCAGCTTAAAATCGGCGATAAGCTCTATCTCGTCGATGACAGAAAGTCCACATGGGACAAAATTCAGCAGGCGCAGGAAAAGGGCGGAGACGATTCCGACATGGAAATCCTCACCCTTGCGCTCGGCAAGGAAGCTGTTGCCGAGCTGGTAAACAGCGACATATCCGTTTCCGGCTATATGAATCTGTCTTACTATGTTATGGCAGCTATAACCGGCGAGGACTATGAAGACCTCAAGAAAGCAGCAAAAGAAAGAAAAAACTAACCGAGGAAGCCTACTACGACGAGCAGTTTGACGAGCCGCTTATTGTAGCGTCATTTGCCAAACAGTACGGTATTAGGCTTCTGACGGAAGATATATCGGTCAGGGAGTACAGGAAACTGCTGGCAGGCATTATGCACGATACGCCGCTCGGATATGTTATCTCGGTCAGATCCGAAAAGGACCCGAAGAAGATACGCGAGATGACGAATGCTGAGAAGGATATCCGCCGAAAGTGGCAGCGGTTCCGCGCCGCGAAAGCGGAGAGCGTACAGTACACAATGACCTTGGAACAGTTCCAACAGCTCTTTAAAAATCTTGCAGGGGGGTGAGAATATGCCTTTGGGCACAAATGTCGGTTCTGTTTTCTTCGACATAAAGGCGAATCAAAGCGCGTTCAAAAAAGAAATAAAGGGCGCCGCAGGACAGGCTCAGAGCGTGTTTTCGTCCGCGATGGGCAAGGTCGGCAAAGCAATAGGCGTTGCGTTTTCGGCGGCCGCCGTCGTTTCTTTCGGCAAAAAGTGTGTTGAGGTGGCGAGCGAGACGCAGTCCGCATGGGTGGGTCTGAGTTCCATTCTGAACGGGCAGAAGAAGTCTTTCAGCGAAGCGAACAGATTTATCCAGGATTATATTTCTGACGGTCTTGTGCCTCTTAACAACGCTGTGACGGCATACAAGAACCTCGCGGCTCGCGGGTACAATACCGAGCAGATAGAAAAGACGATGACCGCGCTGAAAGATGCCGCGGCGTTCGGCCGTCAGGCTTCCTATTCCTACGGTGATGCTATATCAACGGCGACAGAAGGTCTGAAGAATGAAAACTCCATACTTGTGGACAACGCCGGTGTGACCAAGAACGTGGCGAAGATGTGGGATGACTATGCCAAATCCATCGGAACAACATCAAACGCTCTCACGCAGCAGCAAAAGATAGAAGCCGAGGTCAACGGTATTCTGCAAGAAACAAAGTGGCAGACAGGCGACGCGGCAAAGTACGCAACTACTTTTGCCGGCAGGGTCGCAAAACTGTCTGCGACATTCACGTCATTAAAAACAGAAATCGGCAATGTGATAATACCGATACTAAACCTTTTTATCCCGGCAATTCAGACCGCGCTTGACGCGCTGCTGAAGTTTTTGGGTCTGCTGAAAACGGCGATGGCATCAATCGGGCTTGAGATGCCCGATGTGACATCCCTTGGCGGCGTAACTGCGGGGGCAACGGAGGCCGCCGAGGCTATTGACAACACCGGCACGGCTGCCGAAAAAGCCGCGAAAAAGGTCAAAAAAGCCTTCGCTTCTTACGATGAGATAAACGTGCTGAGCAAGTCAAGCTCGTCGGATACAAGCACTGGTGGCTCTTCAGGAGTGGCGGCAGCTGATCCTACAACCTCAGCAATAACGAGCGGAGTTTCTGCTGTCGATTCCAGACTTGATGAACTCAAAGAGAAGCTTTCGACTTTTTGGAGCGGTTTTGCGGCAGGTTTTGAAAAGGAACGCGAAGAACTGAAAAGACAAATTGAGCAGACGAAAGCGCTAATCAAAAGAGTTTGGCAAGATCTGCGCAAGCTCAAATCGCCGATAAAAAATTGGGCATCAACGGATTTGAAGGACTTTTTTGAAACCTTTTGTCACGCTTCGGCCGACATCTTTTTAGGTCTATATGACAGTGTAAACGCCGTTTTTAGGGATCTATGGAATGTTGCCGTGTATCCGAGGCTTCAAAAATTTGTAACAAAAGGTTTGCCTGTGCTCACGCAGTTTTCCACCGAATGCGTAAAAACCTTGCAGACGCTGTTTGACTCCGTGAAAGAAATATTCGATAAGACCTGGCGCGAGGGAGCAGTACCGGCACTGCAGTTTTTCACACAGGTTTATCAGGATGCATGGGACATTGTATGTGACAACTGGCAGACATACGGAGCCCCGATTTTTGATAATGTCAGAACAGCCATTGAAAATACAAAGAATTTGTTCCTGAATGCTTGGAATAATTACATGAAGCCATGCTGGGATATCATAATGGGGACGGTTACAAGGCTGTGGACTGACCATGTAAAACCGTTAGCTGATAACCTCACTGGCTTCGTTGGAGAACTGATACAGGATGCGCTTGAAATCTATAATAAGGTTATTGTACCCATTGTAAAATGGGTGCAGGATTATCTTTATCCCAAATTTGTAAACAGCTTCCGCGATATGATGAATATAGTCGAGCCCATAATAGCGGGATTTATAGATTGCGCGAACGGGATAATTACAATACTGAAAGGTATTGTACAGTTCTTAACCGGTGTTTTCACCGGAAACTGGTCAAAAGCGTGGGACGGTATCAAGAACATTTTTAAAGGTACTATTGATACTATGTCGGCGGTTATAAAGACACCGCTCAACATGATAATAGCCACGTTTGAGAATCTCGTGAACCGTATAGGCAGCGGCATAAACAAGCTTATCAGGGGATTTAACTCGATAAAATGGGATGTGCCTGACTGGGTGCCCGGAATAGGCGGGAGATCTTTAGGCTTTAACATAAAACAGATTCCCACTATAAAGCTGCCTCGCCTCGCGCAGGGCGGGTGGGTGGCCGCCAACAATCCGCAGCTTGCCATCGTCGGCGACAACACCCGTGAGGGCGAAATAGTGTCGCCCGAGTCAAAGATTCGCGAGCAGGTTGAGCTTGCACTCGCCAAGGCGGGCGGCTTTGCCCAAAAGGTTAAGCTGCAGCTCGAACTGCTTATCCGCTATCCCGACGGACGCACGATAATCAAAACTATCAACGAAGCCCAGATAGCCGAGGGCAGGATTCTTCTGGAGGTGTAAAGCGTGGAAAAATATGAAGTGCTTATAAACGGCAGCATAACGCTCACCGCCGACGGGATAGGCTGGGAATATCCGCAGACTGACTCGGAAGGGTCGGGCGCGACCGATGAAAATTTGATGATCCGCGAAGTTTTGCCGGAGCGCGACAAGCTCATTCTGACATTTGAAAAGGATAAGACCGAGGCGGAGATCAGGAAAATTCTGCAGGTCAGGGCGATGACCGAATGTACTGTAAAATTTTATGATCTTCGTGCCGGTGCGTTTTTGACCAAGACGATGTACCCGGTTTCTGATGCAGTGACGGCACACGCGCTGATTAACGGCGAATACGTCATTGAGGCGTTTGAGCTACGTTTCGTTCAGACCGTTCCGAACAGTTAAGGAGGACAAAATATGTACGCAGCGAGTACAAGCTATAAAAACTACATAGCATCCTCCAGGGTCCGTGTGCCGAAGTCAAAAATAGTAGTAGGAAATGCGACTTATACCGGACAGCAGTATTTGAAAACATACCCGAAGATATCGCATTCCAACAGCAAAATGATAGGCGGGTTCCCGGCGAAAAGCTGTGAGTTTGAGATATACAATCTTGACGGGTCCATAGACCTGAACGGAAAAGAGGTATCTGTATATCGTGGACTCGAGATAAACGGTTCGGTGACATGGATTCCGATGGGTCTTTTTACTGCAAAGGATGAGGATATCACAAACAATAAAACTGCGCGGTCGATATCTTTTAAAGGTACTGACCGTGCAGTGCTTTTTGACTGCGCGTATGGCGGCAGCCTGACTTATCCGACAACATTGGGCGCTTTCGTGCGGGAGATATGCGCGCGCCACGACATTACGCTCGAGACAACGACTTTCCCGATGTCGACTTTCAAGCTGACAGAGGCGCCGAATATGGACGCCTCAGTTACAGACCGAGAGTTGATCTCCCGCGCCGCCGAACTCGGCGGCTGCATAGCGCAGATAAGCCGTACCGGGGGACTGCGCATAAGCAAGCCGGTCAGTACGGGTATTCAGATAGGCAAGGCGCGGTATAAGGCGGTTTCAAAGGAGCCTAAGTTCGGCGTTATAAACTCATTGGTCTTCGGGCATGACGGATATGACGATGATATCACATACCCGTCAATCGCACCGGAGAATCTTTGCCAGTGGCGCATAGACGATAATCCCTTCATCGACAAAACGCGGGAGAGCAGCATAAAAACCGTTGCAGCGCAGATCTTCGGCATGTCAATCGTGCCGTTTCAGATAACCGACTGCATTGATGATTATATCCTCGACCTAAATGACAGCATAAGCCTCCAGGATAAGGACGGGACATATTTCACGGCTACGGTGCTGCAGATAGAAACTACTGCGCGCATCAAGTCAAAAGTGTCCGCAGAGGCTCAGATAGTCAAGAAAACTGATTACAAGATGGCAGGCAGCGTTATGCAGACGCTCAAAAAGGTGCAGCTGCAGGTTGACCACCAGAACCTGAGTATTCAAACGCTCGTCCAAGACATGAACGGGCTGTCCGGCGAGGTGAGCACGCTGAAGCAGACAGCGAGCAGCATCCAGTTAAAGGTGACAAAAATCGAAGGAGATTATGTCACTTCATCGACCATCGAGCAGCTGAGTAACGAGATAAATATCCGTTTTGATAATCTCGGCTCACCGTCTGAACTGAGCAACGCGACTACAACCATAAATGCGCAGGGGATAAAGATTGAGGACGGCAATTTCTCGGCGGAGAGCAGCGGTTTCAAAGCTGACCTCTCGCCCGGTTATTTGCAACTTTACCAGGCACTTAATCAAGCACAAGAAACAAACTACAAATATCTATCGGTACTTGACACCGTGCTCTATTCGACTGCAGTTTCGGCGGATTGGTACGCCACATTTGCCTCTCCGGAGCCGACGGTTTCCGGAAATACCGCAAAGGGCTTCAGGTTCGGCAAATCTGCGGAGAATGCGTCTCTCACGCGTCCTGTTGTAAACGATCTCGGTTATAGCTGGGATACGGATTATATGTTAATTGAAGCCGATAAAACACGCATCAGACAAATGGTTGAGACGAATGAATGCCTGGAAAACCAATTCGCAGGTCTGCTACATCATCGAAAAGTCGGCACTGTGGAATATATTGCTGGCTTTGGAATCGGCGTAGTTGACAACAATCCGTCGGCGGCGATGGAATTGTTAAGCGTCACAGGCGCAAGGGTAGCAAGACTTGATGTGTACAGCACGGGAACTGGCAAGGCTTCTTTGCGCCTGGTGGGGCAGGGCGGATATACAACATTTATCACGGTCAATAACGGCGTGTTGTATGTCGGTGGCAAAAAAATAGCATTTGCTTAATTTCGGAAGGTGACAACATGACAGATTCAAAAACAGATTCAAAAGCAGTAGAAAAAATCAAATCTCGCATAGCCGAGATTGAAGCCGAACAGAAAACCTATGAGAATTGCCGCATGGTATGTATCGGCGTTAAAGAAGAACTCAACAAACTGCTGTCCTCGCTCGAAGAGGATGACAAAGACCAGGAAGCAGGTGAAACTATTGTTGAAGAAAATGAGACAGTGTCGGCTTAATTTTGCCGATAACCGATACGACTGCGAAGCCGGAATAATAGGGGAACACTACGCCACGGAGCTTATTGTTACTCCACCGGCTATTATGCCGACAGAGGCAGTGTATCGCCTTTGTTTTGAGCCCGGCGGTCTGTCGGAGATAATTTTGCAGACCACGGACGGAGCATTTTCATATCCTTTGCCGTCGGCGGTTACGGCAACATCCTGCTGCTGCGTAACGCTTATCGGCTATGTCGGCAGTGAACAGGTTTATAAATCCAGAATGGTGAGGCTGCACTTTTCTCAAACGGCGGACGGTGACAACTCTATAGATCTGCAACAGCCCGGCATTGTGGATGAAGTCAACCAGAACACTGCCGCACGGCATACGCATGAAAACAAGGCGGTGCTTGATAAGTTCGCCGAAACCGACGGCAAGCCGACCTATGACGGCAAGGCTTTAGGCGGAGGCGGCGCAGGAGGTTATGCTATCGGTGACGGTTTAAAGGTGGAAAACGGCAAGCTGTCCGTCGATACCGCGACCGATGCCGAACAAGACAATACTAAGCCGATAACATCGGGAGCAGTCTACACAGCCGTCTACACAGCCGTTGGAAATATCAATGCGCTTTTAGCGACAATCTAAGGAGGCTAATATATGAGCACACAGACAGAAATCACCAGACTGCAAAACGCGAGAAATAAGATAAGGACATGGCTTGTCGGGTTGGGGCTTGCCACAAGCACGGACAAGCTTGACGAACTCGCAACTAAAGCCGCCGCTATCAAGAATCAGGGTGCGGTTGACGCGAGCGTCAAAGAGGGCGAGAGCTATACTATCCCCGCAGGATATCACAACGGCAGCGGTACAGTTAAAGGTGTCTCAGGCGGCGGCAATTACAACTTGCAGACAAAATCCGTAACGCCGACCAAAGAGCAACAGTCCATATCTCCCGACCAAGGTTACTACGGCTTATCGGCGGTTACAGTCGGCGCAATCCCCGAAAACTATCAAGATGTTAGCGCAACAACCACCGAAGAGGGTGATGTTCGTGCCAATAAGGTATTTATTAAGTCGGACGGCACAACTGCTACGGGTACTTTAATCGATAACGGTGCTGTGTCAAAGGTTCTCGACGCCACTAAGGACAACCAGTCTTACACTGTCCCTGATGGCATACATAACGGCAAAGGTGCAGTGAGCATAGTGCTCGAAAACAAGGCCGCCACACCTACTAAAGCGGCGCAGGATATCACCCCGACGGCGGGCAAGGTGCTCGGCAAGGTCTCTGTGGCAGCTATCCCCGTCAAATATCAGGATGTTAGCGGCGTAACCGCTGCTGCCGGAGATGTCGTGGAAGGGAAGAAAATAGTCGCCGCCGATGGCTCGGTCGTTGAGGGTACTATGGCGGACAACGGTACTCTGACAGGGACGATAGACGGCTTGACGACGACCAGTTACACCATACCCGCGGGCAAAACCTCGGGCGGCACAGTATCACTTACTAACGCGATTGAAACAGCTCTTGCAGCGATTTAAGGAGGCGCTTGCATATGAGTATAAGCTCAAACCTTGAGCGCATAAATGGCGCAAAAAGCACTTTGAAAACTTATCTAATTAATAACAATGTGGCGGTTCTGGATGGGGCTAAAATCGATGCTATGGCAGAGCTGTTGAGCGGCATCGCGGGCGCAGAAGCGGTCGAGTGGCACCAGTGCCCGGAGCCGGTGCGGAACTACCTCGCAAACGTGACCTATGACCCCGGCGATTACAGCACATCGCAGATTGCTAACTATGCCCCTGCAACAGCAGTTGGGAGTAATTACAAGCCCATTGGACAGGCAGTTGGCGGGGTGGTGCATTACAACGAAGTTCCGAACGTTTTGACGCCATTTGCCTCTGGCGGGAAAGCGGGCACTCTTAAACCGCTGGATACTTTACGTTGGATACGCACGCAGACTTGGAACGTGCGTGACCTCGGTGGATGGGCTTGTGACGGCGGTACGGTGAAGTACGGCAAGCTCTTCCGCGGCGGTTATGTGACAAGCGCGGACAGAGCAGTCCTCGTTGAGCAGCTCGGCATACAGCACGAGCTCGATTTGCGTGGAGTAAGTGAAGGTGGGCTGCCGGCATCTCCACTCGGCAACGACGTACGCTACACTTGTGCGGATGCTTATGCATGGTATGCTCTGACACCGATAGATACATGGAAAACAAATCTACGCTGTGTGTTTGATGCAGTCACGCATAATGAACCGGTGTATTTCCACTGTGCTGCCGGTGCAGATCGTACCGCTACGCTAGCCTGCGTGTTGGAGGGGCTTCTCGGTATGAGTCAATCCGATATCGACAAAGACTACGAGCTGACGACCTTTTACAGCGGCTCGGATACCGATGCAAATGCTCGCAGGAGAAACGAGACTGAATGGAAGGGGTTAATTTCTGCGCTCAACAGTAAGTCTGGAAGCACCTTCCGCGACAAGTGTGTTACCTTCGCAGCAGAACTTGGCTTTACTGCCGCAGAGATCAACGCTTACCGCAAGGCGATGATCGACGGAACACCGAGCACGGTGACGCCGGACATATCGACTTTCACCGTGACCAACGCCATTGAAGGTGCTGCAAGTGACAATGCTGCGACAGAGGTGACGCAGTACCAGCCGTATGAGGCGGCGATTTCTACCCAGAACGGCAAGGTAATCAGCTCCGTGAGCGTAAAGATGGACGGAGTTGACATTACCGCTGAGGTGTGGCGAGGTGACGAGACTGAGCTGTTTCACAAGGTAACGTTCAATTTAGGCAACTGCTTCGCAGACAACACACAGCTCCGGGTAATTGACGGGCAGTCTTTTGGCGCAAATATATCGCCGGACGCCGGATATGAACTCGATGGAGCAATAGTTTCAATTACAATGGGAGGGACGGACGTGTCGATTTACTATTCGGGTGGCAAGATTGCTATCCCACGAGTTACTGGCAATCTTGTTATCACAATCAGTGCGGTCGAAAGCGGCGTTGTTGCGCCGAACATCCTGACAGACAGCTTCAAAGTTGGAGGCGCGTCGCAGGCGGCGGTCGGATATACAAACAACAAAAGGCTTTCTACCTCGACCGGTGTGGAGAAAGATAACACTGGCTCGTGTGTTACTGGCTTTATCCCATGCAAGGCGGGGTCAATTGTCAGAATCAGACCGCTTTCCGCACCCTCCTCTGCCGGCGTTGGCACAACGGCAGTTGTGTTCTACAACCCCGAAAAGGCTATGGCCGTATCAAGCTATATTACAACTAAGATAGCATCAGAGCACTTTGGAAACTGCACATGGGAGCAGGAGTCGAGTGGGGTGTACAAAGTAACATTTAATAGCGATTTTCCTGTGTCATATAAGTACGTCAGGTTTACAATTCCTGTGACAGATGGTGCGAATGCCTATGTAACCTATGATGCCGAGATGCCAGAAGGGAGCAATTAGAAGCAGCGCTCCAACAAATTGGAGGTGGTGAAATGAGTGCATGGGAAGTCTTCTTGGCTGTGGTAGGTGCGTGTGGAACTATTTGCGCAATAGTCTTTGGCTATCTCGCATATAAGCGGAACGGTAGGAGCGATAACAAAGATGAGGGCAAAAAAGATGGTGTCGTTTTAACGGAGCTTGGCTACATCAAAAGCGGAGTCGACGACATCAAAAGAAAGCAAGAAAAGCAGGATGACCAGATAGGAAAGGTGGTCGAACGGCTGAGTTCTGTCGAATCGTCCGCCAAACAGGCGCACCACAGGATCGATACGATCGAACAGCAGCTTTATAAAAAATAAGGAGGTCACATTTATGTTTGCAGAATTTTGGTCGGAGTACGGTATGACATTGATCTACACCGTTTTAACGGCGGTGCTCGGCTTCATCGGAATCGCGATAAAGCAGATTCTTTCGAAGCTTTCCGCCGACAAGACTAAAGAGTCGGTCGTGAAAACTTGTGTCAACGCAGCGGAGCAGCTGTATAAAGATTTACACGGCGAAGAAAAGCTTGCGAAGGTCAAGGAAAACATCGTTGAAATGCTCAATGAGAAAGGCATATCAATATCTGATATCGAGATGGACATGCTTATCGAAGCGGCGGTTGCGGAAATCAATAAGCAGCTTAAGAAAAAGGAGGGTGCTGAAAATGGCAAAGACTAATACAGGTCTCGTGGCATACGCAAAAGCGAACATCGGCAATCCGTATTGGTACGGCACCTTTGGGCAGGTCGGCACACAGACGCTGCTTGACTCGAAGCGCAAGCAGTATCCGTCTTTTTATACAAGCGCCAGATATGCGGCGTGCAAGAAAGATATCGGCAAGCGCGTGCATGACTGTGTCGGTTTGATAAAAGGCTACCTGTGGAGCGACAGCGCTACAGCCGCGCCGAAATATAGCGCCGCGCAGGATGTGTCGGCAAACGGTATGCTTGCCAAATGTACCGAACACGGCAACATAAACAAGATACCCGAGATACCCGGCGTCCTAGTGTTTATGGATGGTCATGTGGGTGTGTATGAGGGCAACGGCTATGTTATCGAGTGTACCGTCTCATGCGGCGGTGGCGTCGTCAGAACCGCGCTTAAGAGCCGTCCCTGGGTACATTGGGGCAAATGTCCTTGGATAAGTTACAACAGCACTACAGCGGCACAGAAGCCGTCAGAATCGACCTCGAAACCGGGCGGCGGCATAAAGGTCGGAGATAAGGTAAAGATAACCGGCACGAACTATGCCACGGGACAGCGCGTACCTACTTGGGTGAAGCTGCGCAAATACACCGTAAGCAAGGTGCAGGACGGTAAAGCTCTGCTCAAGGAGATCAGCAGCTGGGTGCATACCAAAGATATAACAGTAGTATCGACGGCAAAGAAAGGTGTTGCAGTCGGTAGCACAGTGACCATCAAGAAAGGCGCTGTTTACGGCGGCTGTACCTCAGCGCGCGGAAAAGCGGTCCCGTCCGCTCAGCTTGCACCGACAAAGCACAAGGTAAGCAAGATACAGACAAACAAAGGCGTCAAAGAAGCCCTGCTCGGCGATATATCGAGCTGGGTTGCAGTGGCAAGCCTTGAGGAGGCATGACATATGATAACAGCAATTCTTTTCAACCTCATGAACATGCTCGGACTTTACGGAGCCTGGGCGGTCGTACAGATTCTCAAGCTCTTCGGAGCGATTTAAAACACGACCGGGCAGGGGGTTTTCCTCTGCCCGGTCGTTTTCTGCTTTATAAAGAACGCAGCCCTCGGTCTGATAGCCGAGAGCCACAAGAAATAGGATATAGAGCTGGAGGCTCTTTAATTGCATTATAGCATGATATGATTTAAAAATCAAGCAATGTTTGCTCAGGTAAAAATCGACTGTTACTACAGGGTTACTACGGATTCTATTTAAGGGTACATTGAAATAGAAATGAAAGAAGCCTTGAAACCGTTGATACACAACGACTTCAAGGCTTCTCTTTTGGTGATCCATCGGAGATTCGAACTCCGGACACCTTGATTAAAAGTCAAGTGCTCTACCGACTGAGCTAATGGATCATATCCTTTTCGCCGTGCGGAAGCTGTATCCGCAAATCAGCTTGATTATCATATAATATTTGCTCGAAAAAGTCAAGCCTTTTTTGTATTTTCTTCCCATTGTTTTCACTCTTTATGATAAATTGTGCTTATTTAACCCGAATATTCGTTCCCGCCCGGCAGATACTATTCAGAGAAAACTGCCGGAGGCGCATTTTATGAAGATACTTTTTTATGATACAAAGCCGTATGACCGCGAGGCGTTCGAGAAGCTTGCGGGCAAATATCCCGACATTGAAATAGACTATCTCAAGACGGATATCTCTTACCGCACCGCGCCGCTCTCGAAAGGCTATGACGCCGTGTGCCTGTTTGTCGCGTCCGATGTCGGCAGGCGGGTGGTGGATATCCTCGCCGAGAACGGGGTCAGGCTCATTCTCATGCGCTGCGCCGGATATAACAATGTCGATCTTCTGGCGGCGCAGGAGCACGGTATCTCCGTTATGCGCGTGCCGGGGTATTCGCCCGAGGCAATAGCCGAGCACGCCCTCGCGCTCGCGTTCGCCGTCAATCGCCGCATACACAAGGCTTATATAAAAGTGCGCGAGAACAATTTCAGCCTCATGGGCCTTACGGGAGTCAACTTCTGCGGCAAGACGGCGGGAGTCGTCGGCACGGGAAAGATAGGCGCGTCGTTTGCGCGAGCCTGCTGCGGGCTAGGGATGAATGTTATCGCCTATGATAAATATCGGAACCCCTCGCTCGACTTCGTTCGATATGTCGAACTCGATGAACTTCTCGGCGAAAGCGATCTGATATCCCTCCATTGCCCGCTGACCGAGGAGACCTATCATATGATAAATATCAACGCAATAGAGCGGATGAAGGACGGCGTTATTCTCGTCAACACCTCGCGCGGCGCGCTGATAAGCACGCCCGATCTTATAAAAGGTATAAGACAGCATAAATTTATGGGCGTCGGGCTCGATGTGTATGAGGAGGAGACGCACAATGTCTTTGAAAACCGCGAGGACGATATACTCGAAACCTCCGTCACGGCGCGCCTTCTGTCGTTCCCGAATGTTATAATCACCTCGCACCAGGGCTTTCTGACCCGCGAGGCGCTTGAGTCGATAAGCGAGACCACGTTTGAAAACGCCGCCTCGTTTAGTAGGGGAGAGCCGATACAGGCGAATATAGTTAAATATAATTAATGTATGCTAATCATGCGCGGCGGTAAATTCCGCCGCTTTTTTCTGTCCGCTGTTGATTAAATCGCATTTATGTGATAGAATTTTCCCGTAACCGATTCAAAGGAGTGAGGGAGACTTCGGGTCTCGTAAATATGAAAAACAAAGTTCTGCCAAAAATAACAAATATATCGGCTATTGTTGACATAGTCGGCGCAGTTGCATTTTTTATAGTTCAAATAATCAACGCCGCAAAGCCGAATTTTGTCAGCGCGTTGGTGATGCTCGGATTCTTGATAGCGAGCGCCGTGGCGATAATATTGTTCTTCGTGCTCCGCGTCATAGGTATCGCGGTCGGTACGAAGTCTTTGAAAGTGCTGACGATAATTTCGTATATTGTCGATGTGGCATGGGTCATCTCGATGATATTCGTGCTCAAGAATCTCAATATATTTTAAGGGAGTGGCGGAATGATTTATGCTCTTGTCGCCGCCGTCGTTTCTGCGGCTCTGCTGATATATTTTATCGTTCGTATAGTACGCGATCCCGGTGATGCCAAATATGCAGTACATATTCCGAAATGTCTTTTCTTCTTCGGCATGGCTGTCTATATTGCAGGCGCCGCTGTCTGTGTCGCAATGCTCGCAGTCGGAAAGTTCTTCGTTGCGATTCCGGGGTTTGGCTGTATGCTTTTCGGTGCCGCGGCGATGCTCTGCCAGCTCGATCAAAAGGTCGTGTCTGCGGGCGAGGGGATATATATCTATTCGACAATGTTCGGCAAGAAGAAGCGCTTTAATATTTCTGATTTTGTCTCGATGAAGCGAAACTCCGATTCGCTCACACTCAAATTCAAGAACGGAAAGATGCATATCGATAACCTTGCCGTTATCAGCGACGACTTCAGAGAGAGCCTGCTCGACGGCAAAGAAGACTGA